GTAGACTTGAGAAAGATTTTTCAAATGATCAGACATTTTGTTACTACTAGATCTTTTTCTTATATTTATTTATTAAATTCTTAATTCCTGTTGTTCCAGTCATCCTCATTACATATTCTCTGAAGGCATCAGTCCCAACCAATCTTTGATCACTGTCAACTCCAGATGGACCAGGATAGTTCACAACAGCCTCGGCAACATCACGAATCCAGGCCTTGAACATAAAGTTTCCTTCTGCTACGCAAATAAGATGATTGGTCCCTCTTCTTACAATCTCACCAATCATTCCAGTATTCATGTTCTCCACAATATCACCGAGATTGAAAATTTCCTCATTTCTATACTTCTCTCTCAGTGTTTTTGAATCATACTTTGGAGCAATCTCCCATAGACCATAAGATTCTTTCATATCCTTGACACCCATTGCCTTTCGGACATCAGCATAAATCTTTTTAGCATCAAATCCACTTGGCATACCAGCAGCGAAACCACCATAGTTTCCTTCAGCGGCTGCCTTTCTCAACTTAGAAGCAGACATTCCAGCAAGACCCTCTGCATCAGGATCTCTGGCACCAGCAGATACTACATCAATCTCATCGAATTCATAGAGATCTCCATTATACTTATGAGCTAAGTTTTGAAATTCTGCTCTTCTATCTGCCCCAACAACAATATTAACTTTTTTATATCCTTGCTCTGATGCTGCCGACAGTACATCAAATATAGTTCTCTTACTATCATCATCAACTATATTCTCTTCAAATTCTGGGAACATCTTTTTCATATATCCAACCTTCTTTCCAGCATCAAGAGGATTCTTCTTAGCATCCTGAGATCTAGAAGGATAGATTAATAGAGTTCCATTACCAGAAATTCTTTTGGCTGCCTGTAACAACTTCTCATGACCAGTTGTTGGTGGATTGAATCTACCAAATGTAACAGTAAGAGTTGAAGTTGGCGTAGAACTTGCTGCTGGTTCTTCTGGTGCAGCAGCTGCTGGTGTAGGTGCAGGTGCTGTTGGTTTAGTCTGAGTGGCAACTGGTCTTTGATTATTGGGTGATCTATCCTGCGGAGGATCTTGTCCTGGTCTCTCTCCCTGATTATAAAACTTCAGTTCTCCGTCAACAGTCTTAGCAACAAATTCTCCTTTTTCATCGTACCAGCCTCCATGACCATCTCCCTTCAGTTTAAGCTTCTTCGCTTGATCTGCTGCTTTAGATGTTCTCGCTTCGGTTAGAAATTGTGATAAACTTTTCGTCATCATATTAGTCGGTATGTATTATTTAGTTCTCAATAAATTTTTAAGAATGGCCCATTAGAATTACCAAACTCTTTCTTTGCACCATAATATAATGCAGTACACCATTCTTCCATTTTTCTCTTCTTTGCGATCTGAACCCAAACATATGCCCATTCCATTGCAACGAGCTTAGAAGAAAATCTTCCAGCAGAACTTCTATCTGCTTTTTTCATTTCATACATTATAGCGTAATCAATAACATTTTCAATACCTTCTGCAACTTTTTTATTATTTTCATATACTGCCACCTCACCAAAGTCAACCATTCTAGATGAATTTAACTTTTTATATAAATCAATCCAATATTTTTTATCTCGATCTGTCCATTTTCCAACAGCAGGAATATGCCTATGTTTTGCAGCAGATGTAGGACGTTCTAATCCCATCTTGTTGAGAAAAGAATCAAGAGCAACACTTGAAACCTTGCCCAACTTTGCACCAGCATCTTTACCCTTTGGGGTTAAATCAGTTTGAACCAAGTTTCTCTCTTTTGAATATTGAAAGTTTCTAGACTGTCCATGAATTTTTCCACCTTTTGCAGTCTCCATATCAAATCCAAGTTCACCTGTATCAAATAAGAAAGGTTTTTTCTTTCCTAAAGTCAAAGTGCATTTGATCGACCCCCCAACAACTTTTATCTTTGTGGGAACAGTCTTACCTCCAGCATTAGCTACTTCAGCGGATGCGGTCTTTTTTGTTTTTGCTATCGCCTTTAGTGATACGCCAATCAATATCTTATCCTTTAAGGTCTCTCTCATATAAGAATTTAAAAGTGAGAGTTTGGCCTCTTTTGTCATACCAGCAATAGTAAGTATTTCTTTTATAGTTCCTTCTACCACTCTCTTCTTATTCTTTTTCAAAAGAACAATGTCCATTGGATTCCAACGATCCTTAACGGATACACCACATTCTTTCTTTGCCATATCCTCAATATAAGGCATTATACCCCTATCCCTAGAGTATTCATATCCTTTACTAGATCCAAGAAACTTTTTAAGTGCTTCCGTTTGTTTGCGATAAGTATCTCTCCACTCCAGACTATACCCATCATAAACGTCTAGCATCATCTTATCAGTGGGCTCTTTTCCCTTTTCAATCACATGCTCAAAAAATACTCTTGAACCATTTTCTTGTTTGGCAGTTTCTTTAGCGTTCGTTGCCATATGATTTTATAATTATTTATTAGGAGATCTTTACATGAGGTGCGAACATACCCTTCTTACCAACCTTTAATCCAAGATATAAAAGATCTTTCCACCACTCAGCCCTCTTTTCATTACCACTCAGCGAAGAAACTTTTTTGAGCGCATGACTCCAAAACTTCAGCTGCAGCAATTTAACTTTCGCACTCCTCGAATCTTTGGCATAAAGAACAATTATATCCTTTTGAAACTCATCCCATTTTGGAGGTCTATTCATCTTATTACTTACATTATTCCACATTTTTTCAAATTCGGATGATTTCTTTAAAAAATCTGAGGAATTTTGGGGCATAGTGGACGCCTTATTATCAAATCCAGTTCCCATATGCTTCAGAACCATATCAACTGGCGCATTGCCGCCTTGTGCTGCAGGTGTTGCTTTAATAGATGTTGCCCAAATAATATTATCACCAGCTCGTCTTATATTAATTTCGTATCTTCCCTTTCCCTTGCCTAAAGAAACTGTGGTACTTTGTTTATCATCTTTGAAATCAAATATATTATCAAGTTTATAAGTAAAATCTTTAGGAAACTTAAACTTTGTAACTTCTGTTAATGAATAATGATCATCTGTGTCATTCAATAACTTAATATGAGCAGGATCTTCTTTGTTTATCATCTTAAGTGATATACCAACTAGTTGCTTTTTATTCATAAGATCAGCCAAATAATTATTCAGTTGAGCCAAATGCTGAGGTTCTGTTGGTATCTTAGATCGTATATTTTTTTGTATCTTATCCAAATTTTGTGCAGCGTATATATCAGACGGATTCCATGTTGTATAATCTCCAACCTTTTGACCAGTTTCAGGATCTCTGGTAATTCTTGGAAGTTCTTTACGGAAAAAAGTTACAAAATCGTTTCCTTCATAAACAAATACATCCCAACTAACTCCACTATATTTTGACAGGAATTGTTTTTGTTGCTGCCAGTAGGTATGAGTCCAAAGCGGAAGTCTGTGCTCATATCCCTTAAATACTTTATACAATTCTTTTCTAGTATCATCATCTTCGAGAATACTTTCCTTGGTTGGAAATTGTATATTATCTCGTAACGCTCTATTAAATACAACTGTGCTTCCTTCTTCCTGAACAGATGTAGGAACTTGTTGTCTTGATCCTGATGGCTTTTGTAATATGAATTTTACTACTATTTTGGTTGTTCCATTCACTCCAATAATAACATCATTTCGCTTTTCATTAAAATCAATGCCACCCCTATAATTCATAGCATTTAAATACTCTACAACTTGTGGGATAACTTTTTCATCCTCTTCGACATAGTTTACATGTATGACTCTCGTCTTTTTAACTATCGATGATCTGGAAAGCATTCCCCTTACCTTAGGAAATTTTTTTGACATCTTACCAGTAATCGTTGTCAAATCGTCATTTACACTATGGTCATTTACCGTCCTAGGAGTTGCCATTATACTTTTTTTCAAGTATTTAGAATGGAGAATAGGAGACTTGAACTCCTGACATCAGCCTTGCAAAGACCGCGCTCTACCAACTGAGCTAATTCCCCTTTATAAAAAGACCCTCAAGGGGTCTCAGATTCTTCAGATTCTTCTTCTTTCTTTTTATTGAATCCAAAAGGACCAGAAAGTTTATCTTCAAGTTTTTTCTTGAGTGCTATACCACCGATAGTTTCCATTACTTTTAGAACGTCTTCTACCTTTGCACCTTCACCAAGTTCTTTGGAAATGTACCAATACTTTGGCCAAAACTCATCACCTGCTGCTTTATAATCTTCTACTGTAAGTGTTTTCATAGATCTCCCTCTTTACGATTTTCAGAATTGTAAACATTAAACTGACCACCAGGATAACGAGATGTAAGTTTATCTACGTTCATGGCAATCACTTCATCAAAAGTTGTATCCAGAGCCATACATGCCTGAGCAAGATACCAACAGATATCACCCAATTCGCGTTTCATATGAAACACATTTTCTTCATTATATGGTTTGCCTTGGAATAAAATCTTTTTGACTACTTCAGTAAACTCACCAGACTCGGCAGTTAAACCAAGAGCAGCAGTCAGAAGTTGAGTAGTATTGGTGCCATTGGCATCCAGTTCACGAAGACGAGCTTCAAGAACTAAATGCTCAAGACTTGGAGCACTAGTAACTCCTTTGACGAATTGAAGATACTTA